CACTTGGTGCTCGGTCCATCAGTTGCTGAGCTGATAGACGCTGGCTACCTCAGTCATTCCCGCATCTACGCGCCACCAGTGGTGGCCGATCTATCCGGCATCCGCACCCGAGCCGGCGACTATGCCAACGATCAGGCCGCGGCGGCCATGGATCGCCCCACCGTCACAGGTGACGCCATTGCGCACTACCAGCGGCTCGCTGCAGGCCAGCAGGCGATTGCGTTCTGCTGCAATATTGCCCACGCCGAATCCGTTTGCGCTGCGTTTTTGGCGGCCGGCATCCGCGCGGTACTACTCCTCGGTACCACCATCAACCGCGATCAAGTCGTTGCAGACTTTGGCGCCGGCCTGGTGCAGATATTGGTGACCGTCGATGTTGTCTCCGAAGGCTTTGATGTGCCCGCTGCCAGCGTTGCTATCCTCCTGCGCCCCACCAAGTCCCTCGGCCTCTACCTGCAGCAAGTCGGTCGCGTACTCCGCCCAGCGCCTGGTAAGCAGGCTGCGCTGATCCTCGATCACGTTGGCAACGTCACCCGCCATGGCTTCCCGGATGATCATCGCGACTGGACGCTCGACGATGGCATCAAGCGCACCACCGGCACAGCAGCGCCATCAGTGCGCACATGCCCCGAGTGTTACGCCGCCTTCAAGCCGCAACCGATCTGTCCCGTTTGTGGCGCTAATTGCGCACCGATCACGAACCGCAAGATCCGCCAGCTAGCAGGTGAACTGCAGGAGCTGAAGCGGAGCGAGATGCGGCAAGCACGCCGCAAGCAGGGCACCGCTCGCACCCTCGAGCAGCTTCTCGCCCTGGCCAATGAGCGCGGCTACAGTCCCGGCTGGGCGTACCGGATCTTCCACGCGCGTGGCAAACGCTGAGACCGACATTCAGCAGCGCATCCGCTTGGCAGTTGGCACCCGATCCGATCTTCGCCTGTTTCGCAACAACACCGGCACCCTGCCCGATCCACGCACTGGCAGGCCGGTCCAGTTCGGCCTGGCGCGCGGCTCCGCAGACCTGATCGGCTGGCGCACCATCACCATCACACCCGAGATGGTCGGGCAGCGCGTCGCTGTCTTCACCAGCATCGAGGTGAAGACCATCACAGGCCATCTCACCCCCGCGCAGCAAGCCTGGATGGGCACCGTCCGCACAGCCGGTGGCATCGCTGGGGTGGCGCGCTCAGTTCGAGACGCAGAAGAGATTTTGAGAAATGTCACTCACACTTGACACACGCTTTAAGCTGCCCTTGCAACAAGACAGTGACAACTCTGTGACAATCGCACCAATCGAAACTCGCGCTTATGGGCGCTTTTTTCGCAGCCGACTCGAAGCGCGTTGGGCTGTGTTCTTCACCTCGCTTGGCTTGGAGTGGGAATACGAACCAGAAGGCTTCAACGTGAATGGACTGCATTACCTGCCAGATTTTCGAGTTTGGACGCCTCAAGGTGAACCCATTTGGTATGAAATAAAGCACAAAGATGTTCGATCTGATGAAAAGTTCTCAGCTTTTGCCGAAGAATTAAGCAGACTCGCTTATGACGGCGATATAGCTTTTCGCCGAACTCTTTTGCTGTCTGGTGACCCAAACCATTTCTTCCAGAATCATTCTATTTGCCCACGGTGCGGCTTTTTTCTTGAAGCCGGCGATGTCTATAACTGTGGCGACGAAGTAGGAGCAAACTGTTTTTATTGCGATATCGAAACACCATGCGGAGGGGGAAATCCTGATGAATATAACGGTTTAGGAGGCCTTATTTATCATCCTCATAAGGGATGGGTGCAAACTCAACAGAATGAGTGGCACGAACTGAACAGGCGCCTAGACAGGGCTATCGATAATGCCACATCCGCCCGCTTTGAGCACGGTAAGGCGCCATGACAAAGCATCAACGACTTGTTGTCCTACTGCGCGCTGAACAAAAACAATGGCTGCAGTCTCAGGTAACCCCCCTCCGCTCGCTTGCAGATGTAGTTCGCGACATCCTCGACAAGGCAATCGCAAACGAAACTAAAACTGGCCAATGAACCGCACCATGGAACTCGCTAACGGCCAATGGCCGTCAATTCTTGGCGCCCTTGCAGGACTATCTGCCACGCAACTCACAGACAAGCATCAACCCTGTCCGTTATGCGGCGGCAAAGATCGCTATCGCTTTGATGATCAGGACGGCACCGGGTCCTGGTACTGCAATAAATGCGGCGGCAAGGATCAATCAGGTGGCGGTGGCACCGGCATGGATCTGTTAATGCGCCGCACCAACTGGACCTTCAAGGAAGCTGCACAGCGCGTTGAGCAGCACCTAGGCATTGCCCCGCAGCGCCCAGAGCCGCCCACCAAAGGTGCCGAGCATGTCTGGCACTACAGCGACACCTTCATCGTCTGCCGCTTCCCGGGAAAGAAGATCCGCCCGCTTTGGTGGTCCGGTAGCCGCTGGGAATGGAAGGCGCCACCAGCGCCACGGCCGTTGCTCAACCTCAGCAAGCTGCTCTCAAGCACCGGCACCGTGTTGATCGTCGAGGGCGAGAAAGCCGCAGATGCCGCCGCCAAGCTCTACCCCCGCGCCGTTGTCACCACTTGGCCATCAGGCTGCAAGGCCATCGACAAGGCCGACTGGTCGCCGCTCACCGGCCGGCGCATCATCCTCTGGCCTGATGCTGATGCCGTTGGCCAGCAGGCCATGGATCGCCTCGCGCAACTGCTGCTGCGGCTGCCGGTTGATCGTGTGCAGATGGTGGCTACACCACCCGATGCGCCCGAAGGCTGGGATTTGGCCGATGCGACCTGGACACCAGAAGACGCCGCGGCCTACATCAAAGCCAACATCTCAGCGCCGCTTCAGCCAGTCGACGAACCTTTGCCGGAACCGGAGCCAGAGCCAGAACCCGAAGCCGAACCTGAGTTGCCTGAACTCGAAGCCAATGGCCACTTCACCTGCCTCGGCCAAGAGGGAGACAACTACTACTACCGGCCTCACGGAAGTGGCCAGGTGATCCGCATCACCCGTGGCTCGCACACTGGCACCAACCTTGTTGCCCTGGCCAACCTCGACTATTGGAAGCAAATTGCAGCCAACGACCGCGGCAACGTCGACTGGGTAAAAGCTGCCGACCTGCTGTTTCGATTGGCCGACTTGGTGCCGCCATACAACCCGGATCGCGTTCGCGGCCGTGGTGCATGGTGGGATGACAAGCGCACCGTGCTTCACCTGGGTGATCGCCTCATCGTTAACGGCGCAAACAGGCCTGTCCTTAAGCCATTCGATAGCCAATACCTCTACCAGCGCATGGCCGATCTGGTTGGTCCGTCCAACGTCGAGCCACTGAGCGACACCGAGGCCTTCATCATCTGGGAGCTGGCAGAGCGATTCCACTGGGAGGTGCCTGCGTCTGGCCTTCTCCTCGCTGGGTGGGTCACCCTTGCGCCGATCTGCGGTGCGCTGCCCTGGCGCCCTCACGCATGGCTAACGGCATCCGCTGGTTCAGGCAAGTCGGCAATCCTTGATCGCTATGTCGCGCCATTGCTGGCCGACATGGGTCTCATCGTTGCCGGCAACACCACCGAAGCCGGTCTGCGCCAGACATTGAAATGCGATGCCCTGCCGGTCGTCTTCGATGAGGCCGAATCAAATGAGAAGGCCGATCAGGTGCGGATGCAGAACATCCTTGCTTTGGCGCGTGTTGCGTCTAGTGAGTCTCACGCCACCATGATCAAGGGCAGCCCAGGCGGTGATGTGACCAGGTTCAACATCCGCTCGATGTTCCTCATGTCCTCCATCGCCACCGCTCTCAAGCAAGGCGCCGACCGCAGCCGTTTCGCTCAGCTCACCCTCCGCAGCCCAACCGAAATACCGAAGCAGGAGCGCATCAAGCACTGGGAAGGCCTCGATCGTGACCTTGACCACTACATCAACCAAGGAACAGGGCGTCGCCTCATCGCTCGCACCGTTTCGCTGATCCCCGTGATTCGTGAATCGATTCGAGTCTTCACTCGAGTCGCTGCTGAGCATTTCGATTCCCAGCGCCTAGGCGATCAGTACGGCACCCTCCTGGCCGGAACGTGGTCGCTGTACTCCCGGCAAGTGCCAACAGATGATGAGGCTAGGAACCTGATCAAGGCCAACAACTGGGAGCCATACAGCCAAGCCACTGAGATCCCCGATGAACAACGATGCATCCGCCGGATCCTCCAGTACCAGCTCCGAGTGGAGACCGATGAGAAGACCTGCAACCGCGCCGTGGGCGAGCTGGTCGAGATCGCCATGCATCACGCAACGGACATCGACGTGCAGCCATCAGCGGCTCGCAACGCCCTTGAACGCCATGGTCTAAAGGTCGACCCGGAAGCCGGGACGCTGTTCGTCAGCAACACCGCGGAGGCCATCGCCACCATGCTCCGCGATACGCAGTGGTCGCATAGCTGGGGCACGCTGCTCTCCAGGCTGAAGGGCGCGAGCAAGGCCGAGCCGATGCGTTTCAAGGGCGCAGGCACCCTATCCAGGGCCGTGGCGTTACAGATCAGCGATTTGTAACGGGTGCTTGTTACAGCGTAACACCTTGCGGCGCAAGGGATTTGCCCCAGTTGTTACGCTGTTACGCTTTTTTCCAAAACATAGCCACACATATAAAGAGAGAGACATCCCTCCTCCTCTCTCCTCTCTCTTATATATATATATATATATCTATAAAGAAGTAACAACGTAACAACAGGGGCAGATCCACTGCGCTGGTGAGGGTCTCGATGTTACGGATCTTGTTACGCCCTGTTACGCCCGTAACGCCCTTACCCTGAGTCCATGGCCGACCTATCGCTGAACATCAAGGGTTCGGTGCTGGAGTTCTCCAGCACGTTGCCCAAAGCGATCCGCTGGACGGATGCCATGACCAAGCGGCTGTCATGGGCGATCGCCGATTCAATGACTGAGGCAGCCAAGGATGCCCGGCAATATCTGCGCGAGGTGACGCCGCGCTACATCGACAAGCCAACTACCTGGACGCTGAACGGCACCTTCGTGAAGTTCGCTAGCCCACGACGGCTGAGCGCTGAGGTTGGTTTCAAGTATTTCGGTGGTGGTGTGCCTGCCGGCCGTTACCTCGAGACATTGGCGCGTGGCGGCAATCGAGCGGCCAAGTCCTCAGAGCGCCAGCTTCAGCAGGCTGGTGTCCTGCGGTCTGGTCAGTTCATCGTGCCCACCGGCGTCACGCCATTGAAGCTGAACAGCTATGGCAACCTCGCTGGCAGCACCTACACGCAGATGCTGTCGCGCCTCGGGGGGATGAACGTTCAAGGTTCAAGCCAGAACGTGAACAAGGCATCGGCTCGCAGCAACAACAAGCGATCCAGCCGTGACTTCTTCGCCGCCAATATCGGCGGGCACTACGGCATCATGGCGCGCGTTGGCAAGGCGCCTAAGGGCAACCCAGGCGGCCGCGGTCGACCGATCACCAGCAACCTACGCAGGGGCTATCACACCGTCTTCTATGTGACCAGGCAGCCTCGCTACGAGCCTCGCTTCCCTATCCAGCCGATCCTGCGCACCACCTTCGATGCCCGGTTCGCCTCGATATTCCCTTCACGCCTGTCGCGGGAGCTGGCCAAATATGGGTAGGGGGGGGGGCACCCCTGCCTTTTACGGGTCCTTTCGGCATAGGGATTTGCGGGTCTATTCACAC